ACTGCAGAGGAAAAGAAAAAGTTTGCACCATTCTTGATGATCAGGTGGGGTGCTACTGTAGATGCTGGACCCGAGTTTCAAGAATGGTATGTACGTGCTACTAATGAAAGATTAAACAAACATTTTTTTGACATCAGTGGCAGCAAGCATAAAAAATTGCAATGGTTGTTGGCCACCACAGTGAGCCCTGGTATGGGAGTCAAGTATCATCCCTGGCTGGCTGCTAAGAAAAAGACCACAGATAACAAGGCCATCAAGTTCCTGCGCAACTTGTATCCGCATTTGAAAGAAGATGACTTACGATTGCTCAGCGAAGTAAATGATACCAAAGAACTCAAGGCCTATGCACGAGCAATGGGTATGGAAGATCGAGACATTAAAAAAGAACTATGAGTTTTACTTGTCGATACTGTAATAAATCTTATAGTAAAGAGTCTACTTTGCTGGCACATCTTTGCGAGCAAAAACGTAGGTGGCAACAGGAAAAAGAAACAGGTGTGCAGATTGGATTGCGTGCATACTTGAGATTCTACGAAACAACACAAGGTTCGGCCAAATTAAAGAGCTACGAAGATTTTGTCGCTAGTTCTTATTACAATGCTTTTGTAAAATACGGCAGATACCTGGTGGCCATACGTGCCATCAACACCAACAGTTTTACAGATTGGTTGTTGAAAAACAACAAAAAACTTGACTACTGGTGCAAAGACTCATTGTACGAGCAGTGGTTGTACGACTATATCAAACGTGAAGCAGTTCAAGACGCCATGGAGCGTGCACTAAAGGAAATGGAAAGTTATGCAGATGATCATCCGGAGCTTAAAAATGGTTATCGAGACTATTTTAGGTTTGGCAACAGCAATCGTATTTGTCACCATATTACAACTGGGCGGATTAGTCCTTGGGTTATATTCAATTGTGTTTCTGGTGTGGAATTTCTTGAGAACTTGTCAGAAGAGCAACTAGCAATCATATTACCCTGGATTGATCCTGATCATTGGCAAAAGAAATTTCAGGATTATATGGCCGATACAGAGTGGGTCAAAGACATACTAAGCAAAGCAGGATTATGATTGAAATAGATTTTTTTGGGGGACTCCACGGAAATTTTTTATGCTATGCGATCAATGCACTAGACGATCAAACCAAAAAAGTACAACCGTTTACCACATACGGAACATCACATCAACCCTACAAAAAAACTCTAGCAGTTGCCAAACATTACACCTTAGAGAACAAACCGTTTCAGGGGCAAGATGTGATTTCTATCACTGCCAACGATTGTGACTGTTTGTTGGTAAATCTTCTGTGTTTTGGTCGTGCCGGCGATTACAATTTTGATTTAAAAAATTTCCACGTAGATTTTTACGACAACATCAAAAACACAGGACACGTCAATGACATAGAGTTAATAAGTCGTGCATACGGAATTGACGTCAAGCAGTTAAACTCTGTGCCCCGAGGAATTCTTAGAGAATATTACAAATTCAATTTTAAAAACTATTCCTCCAATAGTATAATGATAGAGATCAAAAAACAAAAATATAATTTTGATGTGTTAGAGGTTGATTTCAAACTTATGTATGATTTTGAAGATTTTGTATCTTTGATTGCTCGCATTGTAGATTATTTTGATTTGCCTTATTGCAGTATTGATCGTGAGTTTTATAAAAATTTGTGGCAAGAATTTCGACAAAAATTGCAATTTGTGGATCAGGCCAATGCTGCATACGATATACTTGCGGCTGTTAAAAATGGACAAAATAAAATCATAGATTTTAATCTTATACAAGAGTCCTGGTTGAATGCCCAATTGGAACTAGTATATAATAAAGAAATGCCATTTGATCAAGAAAAATACTTTGTTACAACACAAGAAATATTGGATTATCTAAATGAAATTTAAATCGGACATTGATATAGACTTTGGCAACAGGCAACAAGCAATTGATTTATTATCAGTGACTCCGGCCAGTATCCTGCGTGACGGTCGATTAATACGACACAATACTGGAGTATATCCCACAGATATTCCTGTGGATCCATTTTTGGGCATTGCCAGCATTGACTATGAGAAAGCAGAAGATTTAGGATATGCCAAACTGGACTTTTTGAATGTGTCATTATATACACAGATAAAAAGTGAACAACACCTGACAGACTTGATGGCACAAGAGCCCATGTGGGAGCTATTGTTGGATCCTGAATTTTGCGGTATGGTCATACATATTGGTAATCACCATGACCTGCTGATGCGATGCCCTGAATCTGTTGACAGTATACCTAGGATGGCCATGTTCTTGGCACTAATACGTCCTGGCAAGCGGCATTTGGTTGGTAAGACTTGGCGTGAAGTGGCTGCTACTGTATGGAACAAAACAGATGATGAATACTATTTCAAGAAGTCGCATAGCCTGGCTTATGCACATCTTGTGGCAGTTCACATGAATTTGATCTGTGAACAACTCCGCAGTAGCGTCAGTTGACTTTTCTAACCAAGGTAATTGATTTGCGTTTGCTACGTTTGGTAGCCATTTCTTTAAGGCTCACATAAGGGCCCATCACAATCTCTACGTCTTTGCTGTTCATAGTACGTAGACATATTCTAAAAACACTCCAGTCCTGTTTTAAGAACACATTGATGGGTATAAGCCTGTTGCTTTCCCACCACCAGGTTTCTCCCAGTTCCAGGAACACTCGTTTCATATCCCCGTCTTTTAGTGCACCAAAATCATACAAGGTAGTGATGACCTCGTCGGAATTTTGTATAATTCCTATGTAATCGCTGCCCCCGTAAGTAATGTGGCTTAGATACGGGTATTTGGCTAATAATTGTGTGTAGTGGTCATCCATCAGTTGTATTTAATCCAAAATAAATATCCGGATAAATATTGTATGATCACCGTTAAAGCCTACGTCTATCCAAATACTGTTGAGGTACAGGTATTTGACCCTACTATTTTTACAAATCGGAACCGAGTTATGTATTCACGTCCTATCAAAGTTTACCAAGGTGTAGACAATCCAGTACAAGTCATTATTAAAAATCAAGACCAAAGGCCGGTGAATTTGACTGGCAGTACTGTAACAGCCAGCATACAGGACCCTACTAATCAGGTTACTATTAAAAGTTATGCAGTGACTTTTGCCAACATACAATTAGGACAAGGCACGTTTACATTTGATGCCAACACCATCAACAGTTTAGAAAATCGTTTTTACAAGTTGGCTTTTTCAACCACAGTTACCAGTACTGATACAACTAGTCCGGTCTATATCGATGACAACTACGGAGTTCCTTTGGACTTGGAAGTATTACCAGCATACTATAGCACAACAGTTGCACCTCCGGGAAATACAACTTTCTCAATTGATGGCGGGACTATTTAAGCAATGTCTAATCTCAATATAAAACAAATTCTAATTAAACGCGGTAATACTCTGACGATTAGCACATATACCGGTCCTCACGGTGAGTTGATATTAAACACAGATGACAATTCAGTATATGTACAAGATGGTGTCACACAAGGTGGACACCAAATTGGTGCAAATGTCAACACTCTCAACAATACCATTGCTACATTACAAACCGAAATAGCCAACATAGCAGGTATCACAGGCAATATTGCTCAACTTGAATCATTTTTTGCCAACATAAACTTACAAGAACTACAGAATTTGGTTTATGGCAATGCCAATGTGGCGGTATATTTGCCACACGATGATACTATTTCAGCTATAAATGCAAATATCTTGGCTGCTAATGCAGCCATTATTACAGCCAATACTGCTCTAAAAGGCTACACTGACTACCAAATCAGTACTGCAATCAACAACTTGATCAACAGTGCTCCGGGTACTTTAGATACACTGGGAGAGATTGCTGCCAACTTGGCCGCTGAAGGCAGTGCCATTGGTGCCATTACCAACAGTATTACCAACATCAATGCCAATGTGACTGCAGCCAACTTGTCCATAGTCACTGCAAATTCAGCAATGAAGACCTATGTTGACACAGTAACTACAGCTTGGACTGCCAATGCTGGTGAGCAACAAACATTAATCAATATCATTAATGCCAATGTGTTGGCGGCTAATGCACTCATCGCTACATTACAGAATGGTTCATATACCAATGCCAATGTGTCGGCATATTTGTCAACGTATCTGCCGACTTATACTGGTAATCTGACTGCTGGAAATTTAACAGTAACAGGCAACATTAATTATGTTGGTAATGTTAATAGTATTACTATTGCTACTGGTACGTTCCAAGGTAACGCCGCAGGTT